CTATGCAGACCAGTTAATTTTATTACAAGGTCAGGATGAAAAAATTGCTCAGTTAAACGCCAAGAGACTTGAAGACCAAGCCAAGTATACTGAAGGTGAAATATTATTAGAACAAAAAAGGGTTGCCGCCAAATTAAGTACCTTAGACAACATTATTGCTTTAGCTGGTGCTGAGAGTGCTGTTGGTAGAGCTGCCTTGGTCGCCAAACAAATCCTCTTAGCAAAAGAACTCGTGATGGAAGCCAAAAAGACCATTACATTCGCAACACTAAAGGCGAGTGAGGCCACCGTTGCAACCGCAACAGGTGCTGCTAAGACAGCCGCAGTAGGTTTCCCACAGAACATTCCATTATTGATTGCATACGCAGTACAGGCGGCAGGTATCATATCCGCTATTGTATCCGCAGTTAGGGGTGCAAAGTCAGCCGCAGGTGCGGTAAGTACTGGTGATATGGGAGGTGGGGCAGGAGCAGCTCCCGCAGCACCTGCACAACAAGGTACCGCAGTTCCAAGACCAAGAGGTATGGCGACAGGTGGATTAGTTAGAGGCGCTGGTGGAGGTAAGAGTGACTTAATCCCCGCTATGTTGAGTAATGGTGAGTCAGTTATCAACGCTAATTCTACGGCTATGTTCGCTCCTTTATTGTCTTCTATCAACGCAATAGGTGGAGGTAAAAGATTTGCTGAAGGAGGACTTGCTATTGGAGGGTTAGGTCAAACACAAGCTCTAACCGCACTAAGTTCACAGATGACTGGTAATATGGCTCCAATAAAAACTTATGTGGTTGCTAGTGATATGACTAACCAACAGATGTTAGACCGTTCAATTAAAGACCGTTCTACACTATAAATTTTGAACTTTTCAATTAAATTGATATTTATATATATATGACGCCAAAAATAATAGAATTAGTTATCCAAGACGACGATATAGAAGCGGGTTTAGATGGTATTGCATTAGTTGAAATGCCCGCGCACGAAGCTAATTTTGAATACTTTTCACAAGAACCAATCGAAGAAAAATGTTCTCACTATGTTTTAGCTGACGAAAAAATCCCACAGATTATACAAATGTTCCACGCATTTGGTGAACCACAAGGTCTTCTTGAAAAAGAAGGTTTTTATATTGCCGAAGTTAGAAATGTCGGTAAAAAAGAGTTCGCAACAATCATATCCAATCCAAATGACTCGTCTGCACAAGATACTCCTGATGTAAGGTTTAGATACAAGTATGTAGGCCCAAGAGACGAGAAGAACAGAACATTCTGTGCTGAGATGATGAAGGCTCAAAGAGTTTTTAGAATTGAGGATATTATGGAGATGTCTAACTTATCAGTTAATGAAGTTGGGCCTGATGGATACGATATTTTTACTTGGAGAGGTTCGTTTAACTGTCGTCACAGATGGGTACAACTTATCTATAAAGCCGAGGGTAGAATTGTTAATAATACACTTGTAGAAAAAGGATTGGAAGATACGGATGATATGCCAGGGCCTGATACAAGAACCACAGCAACTATTGCTGCTGGTAATACCCCACCAAGAGTAGGTTTCTCAACTGAAGGGAACCCTAATGTATCTGCATTAGCACCTTATGTAGACCAAGTAACCAAAAAGGTTGTAAAAAAGCCTGTATTAGCGTCTCTCCCTATGTTTAAAAATAGAGAGGACGCTGAGGCTATGGCTGAAGCTATTGGATGTAAAGGTTCTCACTCTATGCAATATGGTACTGAAGTATTATGGATGCCTTGTGAGACACACGAACCAGAAGGTGATGAAGAACACCCTGATATGTATGGGTTAGAAGACGCCTGTTGGGAAGGATACGAACCAATCGGGTTAAAAGACGATGGTTCCCCTAATTGTGTTCCAATTAACGAAGAAATGAACGCCGATGGAAATTATATTACTGGTGATTTTGCTAGCTATGATGATTACCCTGCACTTATCCGTAAAAACGCGCAAGCGGCTTTAGATTATATAGAGAGAACAGGTAACCCTAACAACTGTATGACTCAGGTAGGTAAGGTAAGAGCCCAACAATTAGCTCAAGGTAAACCGATATCTATTGAGACGGTAAAGAGGATGAAATCTTTTATCTCAAGACATAAGGAAAACTTGGACGTAAGTAAGTCTTATGACGATGGTTGTGCAAAACTTGCAGTTGATGCATGGGGAGGTGTAGAAGCCTTACCTTGGGTTGAGAGAACTATAGAACAATACGAGAGTATGTCTAAATTCTCTAGTGAAGAAGCAGTTTTTTCAGTATTTAATAACGAACAAAGACTTTTATTAGGGCCAGCGATGATACCTGATAAGATGATTATTCGTAGAAACGAAATCACAGGTGAAATATACTATGTGTATTTTACAGCTGAGACCATTAAAAAACTACAACAGAAGTTTATGCAAGAGAAGTTATTGGATAAAACCAATATCGAACACGGACGTAAGTTTCTTAGTGGTGTGGATGTCGTAGAGTCTTGGATTGTAGAAGACCAGACTAAAGACAAACAACAAGTATTTGGTATGAACTACCCTAAAGGTACTTGGATGGTTAGTGTTAAAGTGAATGACGATGCCACTTGGGGAAAAGTAAAAGACGGCAAACTAAAAGGTTTTTCAGTTCAAGGGTATTTTTTGGAGAAGGCAAAGTTCAACGCTGAGACACATAAGGTACTTGATGAAATAAAAAACATTCTAAAAGAAATTAAATAATTATGACTTACCAAGATGCTATTAAAAGAATAAATAAACTCCTTGGATTGCAAAAATTCAATTCATACAAAATCGCGGAGAAGGACGACGAGTTCATTACAGAAGGTGAATTGGCTATAGACGAGCCTATTTATATTATAACTGATAACGGACAACTCCCTGCTCCTGATGGTGCATTTGAATTGGACGATACAACCAAAATAAAAATCAAGGACGGATTAGTCCAAGAAATTAAATACGATATGGAAAACAAAACACAAGAGTTCGTAGACGCTATGTTGAAGGACGGAACCGTAGTAAAATCCCCTACATTCGATGTTGGTGAAGACGTATTTGTAGTAACTGCTGATGGCGCTGAAACAAAAGCACCTGATGGGACGCACGAATTAAAACTTAAAGACACAGAAGGTGAAGAAGTTTTAATCAAGATTATTACAAAAGACGGAAAAATCATCGAGAGAGAAAACGTAGAACTTGCTGAAACAGATGAAGAAATGGGTATGGTTCCTGCATTAAGCGAAGCTAACGACACAATCGACGACCAAGAGTTCAAAAAAGTAATGATGGAAAAAATCGATGCTATGGCAAAGAAGATGGAAGAAATTACTAAAACTCAAGAAGAGATGAAGGCAAAAGTTGCCAAGTTCTCTAAAGAACCAGCAGGAGAACCAATTTCTCAAGCTAAAAACATTAGCGCAGAATTTAATGCACACAAAGACGATGCGTTATCAGCGTTAATTAGAACAAGAGCTAATACTCTATCTAAAAAATAAAATTAAATAAACTAAAACAAAAAACAAAAGAAATGAATAAGAAATATGATTTCGGTTTTAATCTATCATCTTTAGCAACTTACACAGACGAAGTTGGTGGAGAATTGATTAGACGTGCAATTCTTGAAGGAGAGACGGCAAAAATTATTAAGGTGCAACCTGGGGTGAAGGGCTCACAAGCGATTAATTTGCTTAACTCTACATTAGTAGTTCAAGAAGGCACTTGCGGTTGGAACTCAAGCGGTTCAACCATATACACACAAAGGGATATCCAAGTTTGCCAATACAAGGTGAATGAAAGTCTTTGTCCCGCAGATTTGAATAACTATTGGCTAGGTCAATTATTAACACCAGGTTCAACTCCTGAAACGGTACCATTTGAAGCCCAGATTTCTGAGCTTAAAGTGGCACAAATCTCTCAATATGTAGAGAACTTAATGTGGGGTGCAAGCTCTGCTGATACTTGTTTCTCAGGTTTCAAAGAATTAGTAGCACAACAAGGTTCAGGAACTACAACAGTTACTGGTGGTATCGTTGTAACTGGTTCTTCAGCTTTAACTTCTACAAATGCATTAGCACAAGTGGATTTACTTGTTGAAGCAATCCCTGATGATATCGTAGACAGAACTGACTTAGTAGTGTTTATGTCTCACGCTAACTATAGAAAATACTTAATCAACTATAGAACAGCTAACTACTACCACTACAACCCTGAGTCATCTTACGAAGACTTTAAAACATTCCACCCTGCTACTAACATCTTAGTACACCCAGTTGGTGGATTAAATGGTTCAAATCTATTAGTTCTTATGCCTGCAGGTTATGCAGTTATGGGAGTTGACTTATTAAGCGACCAAGAAACATTAAAAATGTTCTATTCTGTCGATTTCGACGAGGTGAGATTACGTTCAAATTTTAAAATTGGCGTACAATTGGCCTGGCCGAACTTCGTAATCACTAACGGATTAACATAAACTAAACTTGTCCTTATGGACTATTAAATAAAAAACAAAAATTATGAGTTTTTCAAGCTGTTTTATCACATCAAACGTCCTAAAAGGATGTCGTGACTCAATTGGGGGGATAAAACAAGTCTACATAGTTGCTGGTTGTGTTACAGGCACAACAGAAAACGCAGACCAAGAAATCTTGACTGTGGGTGCAACAGGTGGAACTGTTTATACTTATCAAGTTGAAAAAAATACATCTAATTTTGTTGAGAACATCCAAGCAAGTTTAGAAAACGGTACAATCGTGTACAACCAACAATTAAACCTAGTGTTTTTGAAGTTGCAACAATCCACGAGAAACCAAATTAAACTTCTTGCTCAAAATACAAATATGAAGGTATTTGTTGAGACAAATGAAGGTAGTATATTCTATTTAGGTGAAGATTTCGGTATGGCGTTAGCGTCTGGAACTGCAGAGTCAGGTACAGCATTCGCGGACAGAAATGGATACACCGTAGTATTAGAAGGTTTTGAAAAAGAACCAGCTAAGAAATTAGCAGGTTCGTTAAGTTCTACATTAGTAGGTCTTTCGCTAGCATCAGTTCCTTGCTAATAAAAATAATAAGAGGGGGATATTTTGTCCCCCTTTTTTAGCCAAACTTATTAAATGAGAAATTTCGGGAAACAAAACATAGGTAAAAAAACTTGGGGAGTATTGGGTAAGCAACAGACTTACTTTTATCAACCTGGTCTTGCTACAAATAAGGAAAAAACGCCATTAAATGCGAACCCTATGGACGCTTGGGATTTGAAAAAGTCAAGATACAGACGTATTGACTTAATGCCAAAAGTTCAAATGGAGAATGACGGACAACAAGCAGGTGTTGTTCCACAAGTAAGTGCAACTCCCGCAGTATCGCCAACTCCCACGCCCACAACTACAACTACATCCACTCCCACGCCCACTCCAACTATTACGCCAAGTTCTACACCATTCCCTTTACCTGAAACACCAGCCTTATGGTATGATGCAACCAATATAGGTTCAATCGATTATATCTCTTCAGGAGGGACAGATTATGTCGCTGCTTGGAGAAGTATAGGAACGTATCAAAAAGTCCTTACAGGGACAACTACAGACACGATGCCAGTATGGTCTGGTTCAAGTCTATTTCCAAGTTCACAACTTGTTGTAAGATTTGATAAGAGTGCAACTGTAGGTTTAAGAGACTTCTTAACTCAAAGGTTCGATAGTACAGTAGTTCCTGTTTCAGGGTCAAGTGTGTTTATGGTTGTGGGTAATCCAGGTTATAACTATAGTGCCTCAACTACAGTTAATGGTTTCGGGTTTAATATGTTATTATACTCGGGTAATACCACAAATGGAGGGTTTGTACCAACTCCTAGTTCATTCCCTGTAAATTATGGAACAGCCTTTAATAGTGGTACAAATAATGTATTACAATTAAACATTACTTATTCTGGATATTCTATAATTGGTAATGGAATTACAGCTTTTTCTGCTAGTAACTTGAATAATAAGTTTTTATATACTCACGTAATTCCTTATCCATCAGGTTTACCAAATTTCGCATTAAATAATTCAACTACGGCAACAACTGCTAATATTACAGGAACAACAGCGTCAAATATAAACGCTATAAGTATTGGAACAGTACCAACTTCAGGTGGAACTCTTAGTACGAATATTAATCCAGGAGTTGAAATTGGTGAGATTATGGTATTTGGTAGACCATTAACGGCAGGAGAACAAACACAGGTTCAAAACTATCTTAAGGATAAGTGGAACTATACCTCGTGGTAAAATCAATAAGAGATATGAATATATTATTTTTGTTGATAGACGATAAACTAGATGCCCACTATATAATAAGCGAGTATGTTAATAATAAGAAAGAACCAGGTAAATAACCTAATAGCGACTGTGTCTATGAATAAGACACTACCTAATCCGTATTACCTATTCTCTTTTCAAAATATCGCTAGTAAGGAGAGAATATCATTCATCCCTGAAGTTATCACCTCTAATGTAAGATATGATAAGTTTAGGTTTATTGAGACACCAAATACGGATTTATCCGCAACTCCACCTGCAGTATCTTTTGGGGATTATTTGGGACAGTGGTATTATTCTATCTACGAACAATTAAGCCCGACAAATACAGACATTAGACTAACATATAATAAACTAGAGTCAGGTAGAGCCATTCTTATCGTAGGTGATGATACCAACGATTGTTTCTTTGAACCATACATCTCTAACGATGAAGACTTCTCAAACATCATTTATGTTAGTGAAGAAGAACAAGACTGTATCTATAATTATTTAGCTCAAGAGAACTTTGGATTACTCTTGACTGAAGACAACAATAATATACTAATATAATATGGCAAACATTCCTATTTCAGCCCTAACGGGTTTAACCGCATCAACATCAACAACAATATTACCTGTTGTTGAGAATGG